TGTTCACCAGGTTCTTGATTCCGTCGACAGAGAACAGCTTGCCCAGACCGGACTTGATTGCATCCCACAGATGACTGATGATCTCCGGGAAGTTTCCGATGACCACCTTGGCCCTCTGCACGAAGTCGTCTATGCCGTCGCGCAGCTTCTCGCTGAACGCGTCGACCTGTCCGATCAGAGGCGTTATGGCGAAGGAGACCAGGTCTCCGATGCTCTGCTTTATGTCGCCGAAGTTGTTCTTGATGTTCTGGATGTGCTGGCTGTTGTCAGCCTCGGCCATGCTCCGGCTCAGCTCTCCGTATTTGTCGATGATTGCCTGGACGGCGGCACCGTTCTTCAGCTCCTCCTTGGTGAGCTCCCCGGTGTCGATTCCCATCTTCTTCAGAGACGCGTCCGTGCCGTTATAGGTCTTCAGCAGCGTCTGCATCGAGGTGTTCAGGTCTTTGCCGGTTACGTTGGACAGATATACCGCCGCCTCAGAGATCGCATTGATGTCCTCCGCGCTCTTGCCCATGCCCGCCAGCTGGCTGACCATGCTCTCGATGTCGTCCTTGCTGGACAGTGTCAGCTTGGACAGATCCTTGATGTTCTGCTTTACGCTCTCGAATGCCTTGCCGTTGCCCAGCGTGATGCTCAGCTGTTTGTATTTCCTCTCGGCCTCCGTGAAGGCCTTGAATGAATCGGCTACTCCCTCAGCCAGTTTCTTGACCGCAACAATGGCCGTGGTGATTCCGAATGCGCTCTTGAGAGTGCTCCCAACCTTGTTGACGGTCTGCTGGAATTCCATCATGGCCTTCTTGGCCTGAAGGAGACCAGGAGACATCTTGTTCTCAGCTGTAATCGCTACTTTTGCATTTGCCATGTTGATCTCCTCGGATAAAAGAAAAAAGGCCACAACTCATCGTCGTGGCCTTCGTCTTGCAATACTCTGAAGCTCCTTGCGTCTCCGCTCCGCCAGAGTCTTCTTGTACTCGCTCTGAACAATTTTAAGGGCCTGCATTGTCATGTAGGGCTGGTCGGCTGCGGATCCCGGAAACGGCATCGTCCTGAAGTCTCCGCTCTGGGAATCCACACAAGGAAGGAACAGGTCATTTATCATGATCACATAGTGCGCTCCTTCCTTGAACAGCTCGTCATTCACTCGGCCTGCGAAGAGGTCTCTGCAGAGGCTCCGGATGAGTCTGCTTTCTTGTTCAGACGGGTAAAAAAAGCTGCGTTCGAATACTTCTCGATGATCACCTGGGTGAGGGAGAACTTCTCATAGATCAGATCCACGACATCCCGGTTCGACATCTTCTTTTCTTCGTTCTCCATCAGGTTGTGCTCGACGATTATGCCGGGCATCGCCTTGCGGAAGAACTCCATCAGGGATTCGATTGATTCCTCCTGGGCCTTGGTGAGCTTGGCCATATCCATTGTCGGCAGCTCCTTCAGGACCACATAGGCCTCGTCATCCTCCTCGAGACCGAGAAGGGTTCCGAACTCGATCTTCACCCTCTCGATCGCAGCCGTGTAGTTTTTGTTCTTGTAAAACATCGTGTTTGCTCCTTTTGTGTTTTGTTTTGGTTATGCAGCGTCGTGGGTGACCGTGACGGTGATGGGCTCGTTGGCTCCATCGTCAAGGGCCTCTCCGGAGAACGATGACTCGATGATTCCGGATCCTCCGACAGGATCGTCGCCGTTGGTCAGGCGCACGTTCGGAAGCTCGATGGTGATCTTCTCGTCCTCGTTGTTGGTTGTGAACTCAAGCTCGAGCGAGAGGCAGGGAGCATCCGGATCCGTGTAATACGTTGACCTGAACGTGTCGGTGTCGGATGAGAACGGAAGCTGGAAGTCCACCGTGACAGATCTGAGACCTGCAGCGGGACGACCGGCATAGAGGCCTCTGCAGTAGGTTGCAGGTGCTTCCTCGATTCCGTTGTCGATGGTGATGTCGGTGTTCTCCACGCAGAGGGCGGTTGTCGCCGTTGAACCGGCTGTGCCGTACTTGAGCGTGGCAGCAGTACACCTGTAGGTCGGCAGCGTGAAGCTGATTGTCTGGACCGTCTGTGCGCCTGTGTCGCCGGCATCGATCTCCTTGGTGCCGATTACGTCGATGTCGATGCGGACATAATCCTGTGCCGGAGCATGAATGCTCAGGCTGCGGATGGTGATGTCCGGATATGTCTTGACCACTCCGGCCCTGGACATGACGATGGTCGACAGGGGCAGGTCGGTATTGCAGTCCGCGAGGGTATAGACCCCGGAACTGACCTTGCCGAGTGCGGCCAGGAACAGCCAGTCCGCCATCTCGGGGCAGAGGATGAAGCTCATGCCGCCGCCGACTCCAATGGAGAGCAGATCCCTCCTGCCCGGTGTCTTCGATGCGAGGAGGTTACCCTCGTCGCCGTGGTTCCTGGTCACGGAGAGAGACTCTGAAGCCAGATTCAGCTTTGTGTCCGGTGCGACCGAAGTCCCGAAGGTCGGCTGGATCTTGGCCTGTGCGATACTTCCAATTCCTACTTTCATTTTGTTTCTCCTTAGTAGTCTTTTGTATATCGGATTTCGAGTGACAGCTCCGCGCCCCGGACGTTCGGGTTGGCCTCGACCGCAGGGTAGAATGTCACGTCATTTATGTCCGTGAAGTCAACAGTCCCGTCGAGGGTCATGTTGCTTCGCAGCAACTCGCAAAGCGCGTTGTAATATCCGTAGTTGAGAATCGTCAGATTGGCCTTCGTGTCCTTCTTGCTGAGGATGAATACGGAGACCCGGAATGACGATACGTCCGAGCTCGTGGTGAGTGCCTCGAACTCGGCATAATCCGGCTGGATGTAGAACATGTTCTTCATCGGCATCTGGTCCACGTTCGGGAAGTCGATGAGCACGTTCTTGTCTGATATGCTGGCGAAGTCCTGCGGAAGGAAATCGTTCAGCTTCTTTGCGATCACATCCTGCAGGGCCAGCAGGACGCTCAGTTCGTTCTTCATTTGCTGTTGCCTCCGGTAATGCGCCGCTCCCAATAGTCCACCTGCTCCTGGAGCTCCTTGTCGAGCCTGGCTCCGCAGTCAGCGGAGTTCACGTACCTGTCGACCGAGGGTTCCACGAAGTCCTTCTCGCGGACCGTAACCGAATGGCAGCGGAACCACTTTCCGTCGATGTTGAACGTCAGCCCCTTCGAGGTCTTGGCCTCGATGGTGTATCCGGCGGCCAGCATGAAGCCGTATCTGGCGGTCCTTCCGTCCTTGGCGGTGTTCTTTCCGGAGTCCGCGTTGTTGGAGATCACCACGCTCTTGCCGCTTCTTGAAAGCCGGCTCGTGATGCTCTTGTAAAGCATTCCGGATCTGCGCTGCAGATAGTGGTTCAGGTTCTTCTTGGTCGCCTGCTTGGCTCCGGTTCCGACGGTCCTGAGCAGGTTCTTCTGGATGGCCTTCTTGTTTACGTCAAGCCCGTCGAAGAACCTCATGCACTCCGAGATGTCGGCCCCGATGCGTATGTAGCCGTCGCCTGTGTTCTGTGCCATCAGAAAGCCACCTCCCGGTAGTTCTGGATCGGGCGCAGCCACGACTTGTAGGAGCCCTTGTCATTGAGATTGATGAACGTCCTGGAATTGTCCGGCATGCTCTTGCCGGTGATTCCGATGTTCTCACCGGATTCCATGAGCTGCAGCGTGGCGATCTTCTTGATGGTAAGCAGGATGATGTCAGGGCAGTCCTCTCCGGGATTCTTGCCCTCGGTCCAGACCCTCTGTTCCGGATCGAAGCGCAGGAAATCCGCCACGATGTTCTGCGCGGACTTGAGCAGCTCTTCCTTCAGGAGGGTCACATCCGACTTCTGAACTTCCTGTCCCTGCTGAGGGGTCGTCTCCTCTCCCTCGAAATCGCCCGAATAGACGTTGAATTCCTTTACTGTGACAAGCATGTCCACCTCCTAGGAAAAACGCGCCACAGGCCCGTGTTTGAGGCCTGTGGCTTTGATTCAGATTCAGCTGGGCTCGACGATGACCAGCTTGTAGTCCGTCTTTGCGTAGCCGCTTGTCCAGAGCCTGAAGGTGTCGACACTCTTCTCGGAGTTGTCACCTGCCAGGACAAGGTCTGCAGCAACCCATCTGACAAACACGCCGGTGCCGGAACAACCGCATCCGGATGCCTCGGAGGCATCCTCGGCTGTCAGGGCCACACCGTTGTACTTCAGCTCGACCGTCGGGTAATTGATACCCGAGACAAGGCCGATGCCGAGCCACTTGTGGACTCCCCAGCCGTTGCCACCATCAAAATCCTTGAGGGCCGAGACCTTCTTGGACAGCGTGATGGTGATTGTCTTGGCATCGTTGTCGATTGCCACGCTGGAGATCTTGTTGGTGTTCCACATGCGGTCAGCATGTCCTGCGTCGGTCGTAACGGCCGAATAGGACAGTGTGAAGGCATCGCCCACCATCAGACCTGCATCCTTGAGGGCGGTCACGATTGCGGCTGCGGTTGCATCGCCTGATGCGATGTTCGGCATGCCGGGCTCAAGGTGTCCGTCACCCTCGAATGCGATCTTGCCGCCGATGACGAGGGTGTCCCCGCCATCAGCAAAATAGTTCTTGCAGTTGTGACTCATAGATCACCTCCTTGATCAGGCGTGCATCTTCAGGAGCTTGATGGCTTCCTTGACGACCGGCTTGGCATCCACTCTCCTGGAGCCTCTGAAACCGACCTGTCCGGTTGCGGCATAGGTCTGGTCGAGCCTGCGGAGGTCTACGCCGCTGCGGTCTGCGATCCAGTAGTAGTCCAGATCTGCGAAGGCGATGACATAGGCACCGGCTGCGACTGCAGGGGCCTGTGTTGCCTTGACCGGGAAGCCGCACAGTCTGTCGGGCTGACCCTCTGTGAGAGCCGGCTGCCAGATGTAGTTGCCGTTGCCGTCTTTGAGCTTGCGGACCAGCTTGATGGTTCCGTCTGCCAGATAGAACTTTGCGTTCTTTCTGTAGGGGGCCTTCAGGCTGTAGACCAGATCCAGGATCTCGTCGGCTGTGATCTTGTCTGCTGCAGCTGTGGTGACACCGGTCTCTCCGCCGTCAGCGGTGAAGATTCCGATGGGCTTCTTGGTTCCGTTGCCGGTGCAGAAGGCGGCCTCTTCAGCTGTGGCGATTGCCTTGGCCAGCTGGTCGGCAATGTAGGTCTCGAGGTCGAACGAGGCATCCTCAAGAAGCTCGTCGGAGACCTTGATCATCTGGCCGACCTTGTAGGCATTGAGAACAACCTGTCCGAATGCCGGGTCGGTTCCCTGATATTCGCCTTCCTCGTCGATCCATGCAGCCTCGCCGGCAGATGCCTCGACCGGAATGTTGTGGGTCCCGGATGTGGTGATGACGTGGGCATTCTGTCTGATGACGTTCAGCTCAGTCAGTTTCTCGATGACGCGCTTCTCGAACTCTTCCGGTACGAGATAGCCGCCCTTGGAATCCGTTCCCTCCTGGAGGGCGTTGCGGACTTCCTTGTTGTCGGCTACGCCGCGGAGGAAGTCCACGAAGACCTTCTTGTAGGCATCGGATGCCCTGCCGGTCTTCTGGTCCTCGGGCTTCTTCGGTGTGTTGGTGATGGGAGCCGAGGTGCCCTTGTTCATCTCGTTCTCTCTCTTCTCGACATCGTCGAGCAGGGCGATCTCTGCCTTGTAGGCATCGACCTTCTTGACCATCTCGTCATAGATGGCCTTGTCCTCTGCGGAGATTGTTCCGTCGTCCTGACGATGGTTCTCCAGGAAGGCCTTGCAGTCCTCCCATTCCTTGTTCATGCGAGCACAAAGCTCAGTTTTTGAAGTCTTCATTCCTTTCTCCTTTTCAAAAAGACTTTTTGCTCTTGAGATCCTTCATCAGGTCATCGACCCTGTAGGTCTCAACTTCTTTCGGCTCCTTCGGGCTCGGAGTGTTCCCCGGAGCCGTCCGAAGTTTCGCGACAAAACTCTGAGCAGCATCACGGCTGCTGAATTTCCTTCCGATCTTGTTCTGTGTCCCGTCCTGGGTGATGGGCCGCCTCTCGATGATGCCGTCGGCGAAGTGGTTCTCGATGGCCCAATAGACCTCGAAGAACGTCTCCTTATCCATGAGCCGGCTGATCTCGTCCTCCGTCTTTCCGGTCTTCAGGACGTAGGCGTTGACGATGGTCTTCTTGCAGACCTTCAGCTCCTCCTGGACCTTCTTGAAGTCATTCTCGTCGCCCATCGCGATGGTCCACGGATTGTGGATCATCATTGTGGACACCGGACTCATAAGCACCTCGTCGCCTGCCATTGCGATGACGGATGCAGCTGATGCAGCGATTCCGTCGATCTTGACGGTGACCTTGCCCGGATAGTCGCGGATCATGTTGTAGATCTGCGCTGCGGCATATACGTCGCCGCCGTAGGAGTTGATCCATACGGTGATCGGGCCGCTTGAGGCGTTCAGCTCCTTGCGGAACATGGCCGGAGTGTATTCGTCACCCCACCAGCTGTCCTCGGCTATCGTGCCCTCGATGGTCAGCACCCGTTCCTCGGAACCTTCCTGCGGCTGCTCCCAGCTCCAGAACCTTCTTATCTCGTTTTTCATTTCTGCTCCTTTCCGGCTGTGCCGATGTCGACCATGTTGCCGTTGCACAGGTACCTGTCTCCACCCAGCTCCGCCGGGATGAGGTCCATGCCTTCCTTGGCGCGGATGTCGTTCGCACTCATCCAGCCGTTCTGGCGTGCTACCGCATACGCGTTGTTGCGGCTCTGCAGGTCTCCACGCAGGAGGCCTTCGGCATTGAACTGAATGAAGTGGTCCTTCTTCTCGAATGAATTCAGGAGCGAGCGATCCATCGCCTGTTCCCATCTGGCCATCCACGGCCCGATGGTGAACTTCACGAACTCCAGAGACTGGTGCTCGATGTTGCTGAACGTCGCATGCTCAAGATCTCCGATCATGTGAGGCGGCACCCTGAAGATCCTCGCGATGTCCTCGACCTGGAACTTCCTGGTCTCGAGCATCTGCGCATCCTTCGGCGGTATGCCGATGGTCTTGTAGGTCAGGCCCTCTTCCAGGATGGCAACCTTGCCGGCATTGGCAGATCCGCCATAAGTCTCATGCCAGGAATCCCTCAGCTTCTTCGGATCCTTCAGGATGCCCGGATGCTCCAATACTCCCGAGGGTGTGGCTCCGTTCTCGAAGAACTTCGACCCGTATTCCTCAGTAGCGATTGCCGAACCGATTGAATTGCGCATCATGGCGATCGGTGAATAACCGACCAGACCATCGAATCCGAGCCCCGGAATGTGCAGCACATCCTCGGCTTCGAGGATTACCGGCTCTCCCGCCTTGAGTCCCGGAACGACACCGTCCCTGGACACCCGGTAGATGTAGAAGATCTCCTTTGTATTCTCGTCCCGGTGGACTTCCATCCTGTCCGGAAGCAGGGGATACAGGCCGATGGTCTGTCCCTTCATGTTCCGGATGATCTGCGCGTAGGCGTTGCCCCACAGAAGCAGGTGAGTGCTCAGCGTCTCGCGGAAGGTGAAACTTGTCATCTCCGCGTTCGGCTCGTTGTGCAGCACGATGTACAGCGGATGCTCGCGGTCCCTGTCGGATCCGCGTCCGGAGTATTTGAAAAGGTCCAGCGGCAGACTGGCGATGCTCTCGGAGATCACCCTCACGCACGCATAGACCGCGCTGACCTGCATCGAGGTCTTCTCGTTGACCACCTTGCCGCTTGTGCTGCGACCGAAGACCCAGCCGAACCGGGTGCCGACCTGGTAGTCCTTCGGCTTGTCCCGGCTCTTCGATCTATTGAAGAGTCCCATTGAAATGTCTCCTTAAATCGTCAGATTGAAATCAGACCCCTGGAATCGTAGACCGACTCCGAGGTGTCGTTTCCGTTTCTAATTGCACGGTCCAGGGCCATGACCATCGCCACGGCTCCGTCTATCTTCTCGGTGGACCGTTCCTTGTCCATCTTGATGTTGCCCGCCGGATCCTGACGGACATACACGTTGTCCATCATCCAGCTGAGCACCGGATGTCCTCCGTGGGCGATCTGCCCGGCAAGGACCAGTCGCATCAGCTCCTTGGTCGGAGGTGACATATCTCTGAACCCCTGGCCGAACGGAACCACGGTGAAGCCCATCTCCTCGAGGTGCTGCACCATCTGCGTGGCTCCCCACCGGTCGAAGGCTATCTCGCGGATGTTGAACCGCTCACCCAGACGCTGGATGGCCTGCTCGATGTAACCGTAGTAGATCACGTTGCCTTCGGTGGCCTCCAGGTATCCCTGGCGGTGCCAGACATCGTATGGGACATGGTCGCGCAGAATACGCAGATCCATGTTGTCCTCCGGTATCCAGAACCACGGCAGCACCCAGTATTTGTCATTCTCGTCCAGAGGCGGGAAGACAAGGACAAAGGCCGAGATGTCGGTGGTGCTGGAAAGGTCCAGACCTCCGTAGCACACACGGCCTTCGAGGGCATCCATATCGGCGGGAGTGTTGCACACGTTCCACTTGTCCATCGGCATCCACCTGATGGCCTGCTTGACCCATTGGTTGAGCCTCAGCTGACGGAACGAGTTCTCCTCAGTCGGGTTCTGCTTTGCAGAATTGTAGGCATCCTTCACTTTGTCGAGTCCTATCGTGTAACCCAATGAAGGGTTCGCCTTCTTCCATACCTTCGGGTCATTCCAGTCGTCCTCCTGGTCCGCACCGTAGATCACCGGATAGAAGGTCTTGTCCTTCTTCCTGCCGGCCATGATGTCGAGGGCCTTCTGGTGCGTCTCATAGCAGATGGACTTGGTGTCAGTCCCGGCTGTCGTGATCAGAAAGTACAGGGGCTGCATTCTCGCGTCTCCGGAACCCTTGGTCATGACATCGAACAGCTTCCGGTTCGGCTGTGTGTGCAGCTCGTCGAAGATCACCCCGTGCACGTTGAAGCCGTGCTTTGAATAGGAATCAGCTGACAGAACCTGATAGACGCTGTTGGTCGGCAGGTATATCAGCCTCCTGGACGAGGCGTTTATCTTGACCCTCCGGTTCAACGTCGGGCACATCCGCACCATGTCGGCGGCCACCTCGAACACGATAGAGGCCTGCTGTCGGTCTGCAGCGCAGCCGTAGACCTCGGCACGTTCTTCGAAATCCCCGCAGGTGAGCAATAGTGCGACAGCCGCCGCGAGCTCCGATTTCCCGTTCTTCTTCGGGATCTCGATATACGCGGTGTTGAACTGCCGGTACCCGTTCGGTTTGATTGTCCCGAAGAGATCCCGGACTATCTGTTCCTGCCACGGAAGCAGCTCGAAAGGTTTACCCGCCCAGGTTCCCTTGGTGTGGCACAGGCTCTCTATGAACCGGACCGCATAGTCCGCGCACTCCTTGTCGTAGGTGCTCGTCTTGGCCATGAACTTGGTCGGAGTATATTTCAGTCGTTTAGCCATTGATAATGAACCTGTTCAGCAATCCTCGCCATCATGACAGGTGGCACGCTCATGCCGCATACATACTTCACATCCTGATCGAGATAGTCATAGTCCTGCGGAAAGGTCTGACAGTTGGCGATGTCCCTGTCCGTCAGATGCAGACCGTCGCACATCCGGAACATGTATCCGGATGACGTTATGGTCGGCACGGGCTCATTGTCATGACAGATGGGACTGGTATACATTCCCGTCTTCTTGCGTGCCCGCTTGTTTATATCCGACAGATCTCTGTCAGTTGGCTTCCTGTATTTCATCAGCATCTGGGAAACCACGCCGTCTCCCAGGTACCGCCCATGATCTTCTCTGACATCCCTGAACGGAATCGGCTTCGAGCTGAAATTCAGAACCAGCTTCGGAAGGTCCAGATCTTTCCTGTGTGCGATGAAGAACACACGCTCGCGCTTCTGTGGAACTCCCATTGCTGCGGAATTCAGCAGGAACAGCTGCGGCACATAGCCGGCATCATCGAAATCCTTGAAGATCTGGTTGACCCATCCCTTCGCGGATCCGATGACCAGACCCTTCACGTTCTCGGCAATCACCACCTTCGGCTGAAGCCGTCTGGCCACATTCAGGAAGTGAAAGAACAGGTCGTCAAGCCTCTGCTTTGCCTGTCCTTCTCGGAACTTCTTCTCGATTCCCCATCCGTCCTGTCTTGACCCCGCCATCGAGAACACGGAGCAGGGAGGAGACCCGTCCAGAATATCCAGATTCCTCAGCTCCTCCGGGATGTCCTCATCCTCGATCTTTACGAAGTCCCTGATGTCCATCAGGTAGCTGAACTTCGGATGGAAGTTCGCCTTGTATACCTTCATGATGGAAGGGTCGATTTCACAGTTGCCGATCACATCGTAACCGGCAATCTTGTATCCCATCGAAGACCCCCCCACAGCTGAAACAGGAAAACACGGTCAGGCCGTTCTTCCTGTTCTGCTCCAGGTCTTTTAGTGTCCATTTCCACGGAAACTCAGTTGAACCGGAATCCGCACTTTGGACACACGTATTTGAATTCGTCATTTGAAAAATCCTCAGGGTCTATTTCCGTGGATCCGAGGTAATCGATCTCGGTCCTGATGTCTTCTTTCTCAGTCAGATCCGTAGCCATGCCAAAGAAGTCGAAGCCTCCGAGATCCAATCCCTCCAGCTCATGCTCGAGCTTCATGAGGTCCCACGTGGCCTTTTCTCCGGTCTTGTTGTCCAGGTACCTGTACTTCTTCTTCTGCTCCTCGGTCAGACCCTGGCAGACGAGAACCTGCACCTTCTGCTTGCCGAGCTTCTTCAGGGCCTTGAGCCTTGTGTCTCCGGCAAGGATCACCATGTCCTCATCAACGATGATGGGATTGATGTAGCTGCACTGTCTCAGGCTCTCCGCCACAGCATCTACAGCCTTGTCGTTCTTCCTGGGGTTGTTTTCATACGGCTTGATTGAATCAATGCCGACGGTTCTCAGATCTCTCATACTTCGAACACCTCCCCGCAGCACGGACACACTCTGGTGCTTTTCTCGGACTTCTTGGCGTTGGACGGCAGCTTCTCCTTGTTCTCAGGCTGACCGAAGTCATATCCCTGGAAGTCAACATCGGAGAGCTCTTCCATGAGCTTCCTCTCGTCCCATTCCGCGAACTCTGAGGTCTTGTTGTCATACAGCCGGAACTTCCGCTTCTTTTCTTCGGAGAGACCCTTCACGACAAGAACCTCACATTCGTTGATGTTCAGGGACTGCAGAGCCCTGAGCCTTGTATGCCCCGCAAGGATGACATTGTTCTCATCCACGATGATCGGAGCGATATACGTACACTGTCGGATG